AGTAGTGTACTCCACTATAGAACAAAGCTTTTAAATGGCAAACCAGTTTATTTTCCAAGATGTTCCTCAACGGAATCTCGCTACGTTTAACCCGGAGGTCGGGTATGTGGCATTTATTGCTAAACATGGGGCCCAACTCAATTTCGATACCGTTAGAGTCTTCTTCCTCAATCAGAAGAAGGCCAAGATGGTACTCAGTAAGACGGCACAACCGAGTGTTGATCTTACATTTGGTGGCATCAAATTTACATTGGTTAATAACCATTTTCCCCAATACACAGCAAATCCTGTGCCAGACACTGCCCTCACTCTCCACCGTCTCTCAGGATATCTAGCAAAATGGGTTGCAGATCAATGCAAAACAAATCAAATCAAATTGGCAGAGGCCATGGAAAAAATAGTCATGCCACTTGCTGAAGTAAAAGGTTGTACCTGGACTGAGGGGTTGACCATGTATCTGGGATTCGCACCAGGTGCTGAAATGTTCCTGGAAACATTCGAATTCTATCCTCTGGTCATTGATATGCACAGAGTGCTAAAAGATGGGATGGATGTCAACTTCATGCGAAAGGTYCTTCGCCAACGCTATGGGACATTGACTGCAGAACAATGGATGACTCAAAAAATAGATGCTGTCCGTGCAGCATTCAATGCTGTTGGGCAGCTAAGCTGGGCCAAATCAGGATTCTCACCAGCTGCCAGAACTTTCCTTGCCCAATTCGGTATAAACATCTAAATTCTCAAAACAATCCCACCCCTTTCCCCCAGTATGGTGTTCCAAAACACCATACGCCATTTCTGCAGCATTGTTCATTCATCTCTATTAATTGTTCTATGTGGAGCACACTACT